AGGTCAGCCAGGTTTTTTCCCAGGGGATAGTTAAATTCCAGGCCGGGGGTGCCTTTGCGCTTGGGCTTGAGTTTGATGGTGAGGGTCATTGGTTGTTCTCCTTTAGGTTATCGATTTTCACGCCACGCTTTGAGAAGCGCTGCGATGAGAGCGTCGGCTTTGTGGCGCGAGATTTGAATGCCGTGTTCTTGCCCAGAGATGGTTGTTATTTTGATGCTGGATTTGGATGGACCAAAAGCGTGATTTGCCGACGGTGCGCCGCCAAAAGTGTATGTTGTGTTGGCTTCCGTATACCAGCGGGGAAACGCCCGCATATATGGTCCCGCGCCGCTAGACTGTACGGTTATACTTTCGATGAAACTTGCGGGAAGCTCGACGCCATCGAAGCAGATGTAGGATGACACCTTTCCCGGTTTGATCGTTACTTCAGGCTCCCAGCTTTGGGATTCGACACGATCACGTTCGTCGTCGGCGACGAATGCGTCGTATTTAGCTTTCTGTTCGGCGTCGAACGCGGCTGCTTGCGCTTTGCGTCGATCCGCCTCAGATACAGCTAGAGCACCTTGTTCCGCTGGAAGTTCGGCGTCGTCTTGCGTAACGTCTTTTTGCCTCGTGCCAAAGGTCATTGGTTGTTCTCCTTAGAGTTGAGTATGCGTTTCACTGCCGCCGTAACCGCCCCCTTCGTCCGCGCCGCCCGCCGCGCCTCGTGAATCTCATCCCTCCGCCAGGATGGTATCCCGCCCAGCAACGCATTCCCCTTAGCGTCCGTCGCGGGCCAGGGAATGTCCGCCCAGCGCGTACCTGCGAGGATGCCGCGGACGGTCGAGACTTCGATTGAGAAGTCCGGGGCGATGGATTCGCAAGTCTCGCCTTGCCATAGGCGGTGTTTGATGCGGGTGGTTAGGGAGGGGGTTAGTGGGGTGCGGTTTTTAGGGTGGGGTTTGGGGTTGGGTTTTGATGTCATGGTGATGGTGTAACGTAGTGCGTTGCGGTTGTCAAGAGTGGGATCATCCCGCCCCTCCGCCGTCGAGTGGTGGGTGGGGTCGATAGTCTTCGACCTTGACGCCCGCGAGTTTGGCAAGCTGCACCATGTTGGCCGTGCCGCGACCGCCAGGGAACGCGACGACCAAATCAGGTTTGCCCTCATCGAGCATACGCTGGTTGCGGATTGGTCCGGCCGCCTTGCCGTGCCTCTTCCAGTTAGCGCGGAACACGATTTCTTTGGCGTGGCGCATGCGGGCGAACACGCCAGCCTCGCTATCAGCACCGGTCGCGCCGCCGTGAATGACGGTCGTGAAATCGCCGTACTCTTCTTCCAAACGAAACAGCGTGTTCACCACGAATACGCTATCGGTGAAATCGCGACCGCCGCATACGAGAACTCTCATCCCACCGCCCTCAGGACTGCGAGGACGAGCGCAAGGGCGGGGGATCTTCCGCGACCGTCTGCACGACCAGGCTTGTCTTGATCAAGTGAGCCGATTTGCACATGCCAGAAACGATGGTCGCCTCTGATTTCGATGTGCCACCCCGGCAGCACGCGCTCGCACAAGCTGACGGCGGCGTCTAGGGATGAGGTGTAGTAGGGGTGCTGGTACGTCATATAGTTTTGGTTCGGCTCGTTGGTGGCGACGGCAATGGCCGCATCGATCTCACGATCCGGCCCCCTCGCGCTCTCGACGCGCTTGATAAGGGCGGGGGTCATTTGTGTTCTCCTACGAGCCACAGAAACAGCTTCATCGTGTTGTCCATGCTGGCGCTGCGTCCTTGCACGATGCGGTGCAGGTTCGCCTGCGGAATGCCGACGACCTTCGCCAGCTTGCGAACGGAGTAGCGGTGCTCGTACATGTACAGACGCAGCATCTCGCCAAGCCGCGTTGCTGACTGTCCGTCTCTGATCATGCTCACGTATCATCTCCTGCTGGCGGAAGCGTGGGGGTGGGGAGGTGCGCGGCGTTGGGTATTGGTCGCCACAGTTTCGGGCGCATGCCGCGACCATCGCTGTGCTTCCACCAGTCAGGCCACGTAGGCTCGTGCTCCTCGCGGTCCTGGATTTCGACGTAACGCGCGATCATGACGACGTGGCCAGGACCGGGGTTGGTCACAAGACACATCGTCCCATCCTTAGGCGCGCTGTCGATCAGCCTCCAATCGTCTTCGATGACTTTCCCCTCCGCAGCCAGCGCCTTCGTGTGCGCGGAGATTGCGGCGCGGGATTGCGCAAACAACTCATCGCGCCATGATGCCAAGACCGGATCGCTCATAATCGTGTGCCAGTGGGCGACGGTGTATTCTTCGCCGTAGCGCAAAACGTTCAGCGCCCGCGCGACCGCTTCAACTACCCGCGCCTCCGGGTTGATTGGAGCCATAATCACCAACTCCCCGACGAAACGACCGGATACACGGTCTTTGGCAATGCTCGCGCATCTTTCGATTTCGAAAACTCGCCGCACCAGTGCGAATACCGTTTGCTTTCGGTGCTTGGGTAGCGGTGACAGTTGCCATCGTGATCCGTCTTGCGAACCCAGAAGCGACAGCCTAGGCAAGCGTCGTCCCGCGCCTCCGGGTTGGTGTTTGTCATGGCTTGCTCGCGTAGTGTTGATCGAGCAGCGCCAACGCACGACGCAGCATCGGCCTCATGTCGCGCTTGCCCCAGAATGTGACGGCTGACGAGTCATCGTCGCCGGGCCGATGCATGAACGGCCCTTTGACCTGGCGCACGCCTGGGTTCGCTGGGCTCGACACGGTTTCATCTTCGATCGACACCGGCAGGTGCAGCCAGAAACGCACCGCCACATAGGCGCGCCCGTCGATGGTCTTCTCCGTCAGTTCGACACCCTTCTCGATGTCGTCGGGCATCTCTTCGGCGTAGATGTTCACGCGCATGGCTTCGTCATCTCCGGGTTGGTGTTTGTCTCAGACATCGCGGGCGGGGTCGTCCTGTAGGTTGAGAAGCGGCTTTTGTGGCCGCGCCTCGTCGATCGCTTGCCGAACGGTCAGCGCCGGAATGTTGTGGTCAGTCAGCGCGGCACGGTTGTGGTTGATGTCGAACTTCCAGCCGTAGCGCGTGCCGTTACGCACGTTGGCGTTCTTGTTGACGGTGTCGAGCCAATCTAGGCGCTCAGCATCCTTTCGCGCCTCTGCCAGCGCGCTCGCTTGCGCGCGGATGAGGGCGGCAAGTCGTCGAATTGCCAGCGTCGTTTCCCACGACGGTCCCCATGCCGGGTAGACGCTGCCGCAGTAACTTTCCACACGTGATAAATCTTCTTCCACCCCCTCCCCCGTGCCTGCGGGGTCGAGGGCTTCACCCGCACTCTGCGCGGGTGGGGTGGAAAGGCCGCGAATTGATGTGAGGATCATCCAGAACTGATGAACCTCACCCTTAACCCAATTGATGCCTGGCAACGCCTTCCGCAATTCGCGACAGGCCGTCGTCATTTCGTCATCTGTCAGCGCCTCATTCGCCTGTGCAAGGCGGGCGTTGGCGGCGATTGACGCGACGGCGCTGTCACCGCATTTTTCGATGTAGGCGGTTTGCGTGTCGTGCAACTCCTCCCGCACCCGCGCCAGCTCTAGCCCGCGGGCGTCGAGGGCGGCGAGAAGGCGCTCGACTGACAGAAGGTCGATTGTCATCGTGACTGCGCCAACGTGCCGGTGCCGCTTGATTTGAGACGGCAACCATTCGAGAAGCGTCGCAATCCGCTCCTCTGTCACCGCCGCTGGGCTTGCTGGGTCGGTCATGATCTGGACCTCTCGTGTTTCTCGATCAGGTCAAGAGCGAGCCTGATTTTCGGTATGTCCTTGGTGTCAAACTCGACGTCGAAATCCTTGCCGATGAGGCGGAACGACCTGGACCGGATTTCAATTTCCAGATTGCCGAGCGCTGGCTCATCGTTGTGATCGATGCAAAGTCCCATCACGCGCCCTCCCGCGCTGCCCGTAGCGTGGCGAGTGAATAGCCACGTAGAGCCGGAACGCTAACGCTGTCTTCAGGCGACCAACCGCGACGAAGACGGTTCCAAATAGTCGTGGGGCGAAAGCCTGAGACTTCCCCCCACTCCACGAGCGTTTTGGTTTCGCCGTTGGCGGTGATGTACCTGTTTGCCGTGCGATTGCGTTGCTGCTGCTTGAACGTCACCCAACGGCAGTTGTCGCGCTGATAACCGATCGCGTTGTCGATGCGGTCGAGTTGGTGGCCATCCGGCCGCGGCTCCATATCGGCCTTGAACGACTTGTAGTCGTGCCACTCTGGGCAAACGGTGACGCCCTTCGCTCCGTAGTTTTCGTAAGCATCATGGCCAGGATCATAGCAGCGCTTCATCATCCAGTACCAAACGCTGCGCGTGTCGGTGCGAGGCTTTCTGTCAGCCATTGGCCTTGCCTTTCTTCTTGGTGAGCGCGCTTTCTGTGTCTTTGATCATGAAGCGCACGCGCGCTTCGATCTGATCGTAGGCATCGTTCTCATGCAGGGCGCGAAGCAAAAACTTCAGGTCTACGAGCACGCCCTCAAGCGCCTTCTGTGCGCGTACGGTCATTTCCCACTCCGTCTGTTACGCAGGCGGGCGGGAGTAGAGGTGGGGGTCACGGTGAGATCTCACTCGAAACGCAGACGATCACGTCGTCTAGGCGCACGGGGATTTCAGACGGCGGCTTACCGATCCGCCATCCATCGCGAGCGTTGACGCAAATCTTGAGCGCCTCGGCTCGCGTATACTTGCCTGCCCGATGAACCTGTTGCGTGTAGTCCGCTCTATCGGGGCCCCACCACGCCGAATGCTCGTTCGACCAAATAAGACACGTATCGCTCATCGTCTCTTCCTTCACGCGGTGTCCGGCTATGGCCGGGTGGGTGGTTCTCGTGGTGAAGCTTACTGCGTTGCGGTTGGGGTGTCAATCTCCACCACCGCTCCCGCCGTGCTTGATCAGCTTCATCTCGATCGTCTTGGCGCGGTCAATCCGGCGGCGCAGTTCGGCGAGGATCTCGGCCCATTCATACCCGCTGATTGATTCACTGCTGTAGTAGCTTTTCGTCGGGTAGTAGGTGATGGAGATTTTAGGGCCGTTATCGGAGCGCGAGACGTGGAAGGTGTCGACGGACGCGCCGGTTTCGGCGAGGTCGTGGAGCATGGAGGCGAGGGTTTGTTCAAGCGTCTGTGTCATGGTGGCTGTTCTCCTGGGTGAGGTGGTGGTGGATTGCGGCGGTGTTGGCTGCGGTGCGGTGGAGGAAGTGAAGGGCGAGGCCGATGAGGATTCCGAGGAGGGCGGCGGTCATCGCTCAACCTCCGCCCGCTTCCTCACCGCCTCAACCTCATCATCCTCCCGCATCTGCCGCCCCATGAACCACACACGCGTGGTAGCGGGGAGGTTGTCGAGTTGGTTGAGAATGCGGAGGAGGCGGCAGGCTTCCATGAGGGCGGCTTCGGCGTCGAAATCGTAGTCTTCGTCGTAGCGTTTTTGCAGAGGTTGTGTAGGCGTGGGCCATGCGCCGCTGACGCCTGGAGGTATTGCTCCGACTGTGAGCGTGATGGCTTCGGGAAAGCCGCGGTGGCCTGCGGTTGCCACGAAAGCCTCACTCGTCGATCCTGCTGGCATGACCGTACGCCCAGCAATCGACTGTGCATGTGGGTAGGCTGTTTGATAGCTGTTGAGATGACGGCTGATGGTCATGAGTCAATCCCCCGAATCAATCTGCGTCCAGAACCCACACTCCTCGCACCGCCGCTCGATCAGCGACGAGTAGGCATTGCCCAGCGATGTCGTCGTCATGTGACGGCAGGCGACGAATGTGAAGAAGTGAGGTTCGTACCTGCCCCAAAGCGCGTCGTCAGTTGACGGGCGGGCGTGGTGGTGCGTGAGGACGACCATGACGCCGGAGAGGTCGGGGCGGGTGAATAGTTTGGCATTGTTGATTGTTACGTAAGATTCCTTGTCGATGGGCGTACGCAGACTGTTGTTCTTGCCCCAGTCAGCAAGCGCAATGCGCGGCTGCCGATCGAACACACGCCACAGCCCAAGCGACACAACGCGCCAAAAATCCTGCTCCGTCGCCGGGGCGATGTTCGGCGGGAGGTCGTTGAAACCGCCGAGACGGGCGGGGAGTTCGGCGTCGGGGAAGATGTGGGAGTGTTGGCCGAGCATCATTGAGCGTTGCCTTCTGCAATATCGATAATGTGAGCTAGGAGCGTATCGCGCCCGCGGTCTTCTTCCGCGCCGCTGGTTTCGTTGCGGCATTCAGCGATTATCTTTTCGAGTCGCGCCTCTGCAATGTGCGCCCGCATGTTGGCTTTTCGACATTCCTCGATGACGTCAGGTTCGGGCTTCTCGGCCATAATCCGATCCCACTTAAAGTCGTCGAGTTCGCGTACCACCTCTCGAAACAAATCGGCATCGTTCATACTGCCGAAGTATGAGCGGTCTACCTCATCTTCGATGCCGTCTTTTATCGATATTAGAGCGTCGCGAGTACGAATTAGGATCTTCCCGCGGCTTATCGAGCGGGCGCGGTCGCTTCGCAGACGTTTTATCTCGTCAGCCATTTTATCGGCGTCGTCAGCCACGTTGTTCTCCATTAGCAACTCGACCGAAACATACAGCGCTTCACCCCAAAGTCAAGCGCTTATTCTCCTTTCCAAAAAATAACCCGCCACCACACCGGAACGCGTGGAAAAACGCCGCGTTCGAACGTGCGATTTGCTTGTCAGTTCCATGAATTCGGGGCAAGCTAGACCTCCCCTGTTCAGTAACGAGATCCCCCATGGCTAACCCTGATGACGGTGATAATTCTGCTCCGAAGAAACTTCCTATCAAGACCACGAAACTTTCGGTCGTTTCCAGTAAAACTCCTGAATGGTATCGGCTGTTAATCAAGAGCGGCCAGAACTTCAAACCCAACATCGCCAACGCATTGACGACGCTCCGGCACGCGGAAGAGTGGCGCGGAGTGTTGCAGTACGATGCGCTCGCCCGACGGATCGAGGTGCATCTCCCACCACCCAGCCCGCCATGGCCGAAACATGAAGGTGAATGGGTTCCCCGGCCGTGGGACGATCAGGATGATCGCTTGTATGCCGAGTGGCTTCAGCGGTTGAAAATCGACGTCAAAATCAACACTGCGGCCGACGCCGCCGAGACCGCAGCGCGCGAGCGCCCTTTCCACCCCGTTCAGCGATACCTCAAAAGCCTGGCCTGGGATGGCGAGCCCCGGATTCATCGGTGGCTGACTGATTATTTCGGGGCCGCCGAGTCGCCTTATCACGAGGCGGTCGGGACGCGTTGGCTCATAAGCGCCGTGGCGCGGGCTATGCAACCGGGCTGCAAGGTCGATTGTATGCTCATTCTGGAGGGGGCGCAGGGCGTCGGGAAGGGCCGGTGTTTCGAGGCGTTGGTCAAGGATCGAGAATGGTTCAGCGATGGTATTAAGGAGTTTGGATCGCTGGAGTCGGCGCGGCAGCTGGCGGGGAAGTGGATTATCGAGTCGAGTGAGCTTGAGGGGATTAAGGGGACGAGCGGCCGAAAAGCGATCAGCGAGGGGGTGAAGGCGTTTCTCAGCCGGTCGATCGACAACTACCGTGCTCCGTACGGACGGCGAGCACAAGACCACCCTCGGCAATGTGTATTCGCCGGGACGACGAACCAAAGCGAAATCTTCACCGACGCGACTGGGAACCGACGGTTTTGGCCGGTTGAATGTACGACCGCACGCCCGGAGGAGTTGCGAGCTATGCGTGATCAACTCTGGGCTGAAGCGCTACATCTGTACAACCAAGGCGTGAAATGGTGGCTCGACAGCCCCGAATTACAGGCTCTCGCGCTCGGGGCGGTGGAGGATCGGTTTGAGGTCGATCCTTTGGAGGATACGGCGACCCGAATGTTAAGCAAGCAAGAGTTTGTAACGCTTGGGGAAATTGCCTGTCACTGCTTCGACAAAGAGCTACCCGAAATCACCGCCTCCGACCTAGAGCGGATGAAGGCAATCCTCATCAGGCTGGGGTGGAAAAAGGGCAAGTCTTTCAAGAAGGAAACGTACAATCGGCGGGGATGGATCAAGGTAAAAAAGGCGGAAATCAGCCAATCTAGCCCTCCAGAAGGGGCCGGGGTGGAGGATTAGTGGAGGGGAGGGGTGGAGGGTTCTTCCTTCATATAAATCAATGGGTTACTGAAAACCCTCCAATCCTCCATATATTCTTTTATGTATATATGGGGTTTATAATAAGTATGCAGAAAGTCTTTCCTCCGGGGTGGAGGGTATGGAGGGTGGAGGGTTTTGGGTTGGATTGTTGCGTCAGGTTGTAATTATATTACGCTTGACGGGGCGATGTGAAGCGCGTAGCGTTGCAGTTCTTCGAGGGTTTTGGCCGCCCGATAGGCCAGCTGTGGATTTCTGTAACGATGGAGGTTATCATGAGCCCGCCGGAGTAAATTCCGGCAAACTAGCTGGACAGGGAAAATTGGGCCGTGGCGCGCGAGTGTCGCGGCCCTTTTCGTTGGGATTGAGAAGACCGCGCGCGAGATCGTTAGGCGAGCGCGGCGGCGAGATCGTCCTTGGTCTCACTCACGGCCGACGACAGCCCGCCGCCTGCCAGCAAATCGCGCGTCTTGTACGCAAGCGCTGGCCTTGGCCGAACCGCCGTAGTCGCGGAGGGTCCAAGGCCAGCGGGCGTGTGTGAGGCTGTAGGAGCCTTCTGGAGGGTGTCCTGGGACATTAACCCTCCGGCGGGGTGGGATCAGGCGGCGGCAGGTCGAGCGGCGGGGCGAGTATGGCGGTCGCGGCGGCCACGCGGGCGGTGTCGGCCTCGATGGTGGCGGCCAGCGAATCGAGCGCAGCGTCGTTGTTGGGCAGGGCGGCGACCGCGGCGGCCAGGGCATCCACCGACGGGGTGAGGTTGCTGACGGCAGCGGTGAGGCGTGTGAGGGACATGGCTTGTGTCTCCAAGGCGCTGACGAGCTGAACGAGGGCGTACGCGAGTTGCTCGTCGGATCGGTCGCGTGCGCGGTGGAAGCATTTGAGGATTGTCCACATGGCTGGAGGGTAGCGCGTTTGTGTGGCGGTGTCATGGCGTTGTGCCGCAACCCGTGCCGCCAGCCCGTCCCAGCACAAACACCGCACTGCCGATTTTCTTCGTGCGCTTGCCTTTAGCCCAGCGTGGCACCCGTCCCATAGGCCGCATGCTCGATGGGTGGTAGAAATGGACCGCGCCGCAGGTTGGGTCGGGTGTTGAGCGGTGAGTTTGCCATGCGCGTGACGCCAGCTCCTTCATGCGAGCGAAGGCGGGCGAGCGATCGACGTGTGCCCCGACGGCTTCGAGTTTGTTTTGACGTGGATCCCAGGTCGAGAACGCATAAGTCCCGTTGCGCTCGAACGTGACGACGTCACCGATCTCACGCCCCCACCGCCCCGACTCGTGGCGGTTGAGGATGACGCGCGAGATCGCCAGCACCTCGGCGTCGCTGCACCGGCCGCATTCGCCGAGAAGTGTGCGGGCGAAAAGTTCGACCTCCCAACGCGGCAGTGACTTACGACGTGTGGCCTCGCCGGGCCTTGAGCGCTCGTGTGAGAGGTCGGCGGCGGCGATGCGTGCCGGATCGACGAGGTACGTGATGTCCTCGGCGTCGGAAGAAGGCCGCCCGCGAAGATCGCAGGCGGTTAGAGTCATGAGGGCGGCGGAAGCGGTGAGGAAGACCGCGCGCGTGAACGTGTTCATTGCTCATCCCCCACCAACAACAAACCAATGACGAACACCCACACGGCGATGATGATCCACAGCGGCGTGAGCACCCACCACCATGACCACGCGATCAAGCCCAGCAGCTTGAGCGTTATGAGGATGATGAGGACGGTTGCGAGAATGTTCATTGCAAATCCTCCTCGCGTACAAGCCTAATCTCGTCAGGCGGCCCATCAATCGTGATCGGCAAGCCGTGCAGCTTGAACAAAAGCCCCGGATGCTTACGGCGCGTTGGGTTGCGTTCGAACATCGCCAGTTCACGGCGCAACTTGAGCGCCATGTCTTGTCCGATGATCCAACGGCGCGGCACATCACGCCCGCCTAGCTTCTCAATGTGCTCTTTCATTTTGCGTGTTGCGTCGATGATGTCAGTCATTCCGCAAACCCTCCCTTGAACGCCTCGCGCAACGATGCAATTCCCGATGGATCGACGCCGCACCCGGCGTGACGCACGACGCGCGGCAGGGCGGCGATAGCGAGCCAGGTTGAGAGGACGAGCGCGAGAACGATTGCGGTGAGGCAAGCGCTCGCGAGGAGGTTGGTTTTATTCATCGGCGTCACCATGCGTGTCGGGGCCGAACACCATCCACGCTGCGAAGGCGTGAATGAGAATTGTGAAAGTGAGGGCGATCCACCAAGGCGAATTGGTGAGGTACATAAAGCCCCCGAACGTCAGAATGAACGATAAGATGATTGAAGGCATGGTTGGTTGTTCTCCTTTGGTGTGAGTTGAGTCTGTCAGGTCAGGCTAGGCTTAAGAAGACCGCGCGCGAGAACGCCCGCATGCGATCACCTAAATATCAACACGGCTAACATCGCTATCCATACAGCCCATGTCGCGAGCATTACGATAATCTGCGCGATGATTGGTGCAGGGGGCCAGCCGCTCATTCGTCGCCCTCATGTTGACAACGCCACGCACGATAATCCCCCGCCGTCATCGTGCGCGAATGCACAACACCGTCCGCGTCATCCCATAAGGCGAGCACGGGCCAGCCCGTGAGCGCGGGCCAGCGCCGCCAATCTTCGCCCGTCAGCTCGAACGCGGACACGAGCGCGCCGCCCGCGTGCAGATCGATGTCAGCAAGCCCGGCGAGCGCGCGTTGCCAATAGTGCGGAACGTGCGCCGGTTCGTCGGCGAAAATGGCAGGTTCATAGGATGCGCGCGAGAACGGCGCGCGCGAGGGTTCGTTAGGCACGCGCGTGAGGGCGCGGCCGTGAATTGTCATTGGCATTGGTTAGGTTCTCCAAAACGCTGCACAATCGCAGCACGGGGCGCACCGCATCGTCGCGTTGCGTGACGGATGCGCCCTAGCTGTGTTCGTTGCGTGCGCTCGTCAGAGTCCAAGCACGCGCGGTACACCTAATCGAACCGCCCGCGCCTTGTCCGACCGCGCGAGCCAATCCACACGCGCTTTAGCGATAGACAACCCGTCGGCGCTCAATTCGTAAGCGCTCTCGCTTTCCGCGTGCGTCAATCCATTGCGCATGACGTGATAGGCGCGGACGTCTTTCAACACCCAATAGTTGCCGTTCTCGTATGCGATATCGCTTTCCTTCGTCACGTTGTTCTCCATTGGTCATCATCAGGCACGGCCCTACCGTGCGACGGCGCGACTGGCACGCCGTTTCGACCTTTAGCAGACCGCGCGCGTGAACACCGCGCGTTGTGTGCCTAGGCGTACTCATGCCCTACACGCCGCACGCTCACTATCGCGCGATCCGGGCAACCCTCCGCTTCCCGCACCATGTGGCGCGCTGTGTCCGCGTTGCGCGCGACCACGTACAGCGTGAAAAACCCGCGATCATGTTTCAGCTTCACTGCGAATTTAGACATAGGATCGTTCTCCAAACGATTGATTGGCTGATGGTCTCATCAGCTAGGGCGATACCCTAGGACGCGCGCGAGAACGTGCCGCGCGCGTTTCGACCTATGCCGCGTCGCTCGCTTCGATCCGCACGCGTGCCATTTTCCATTTGACCGGATATTCCGGGCAATTCTCGCGATACTCACGCACGCGTTCACGAATCTCTTTGTGTGTGCTTTCGGTCGTTTCGTGTTCCCAGCCTTGGCCGTAGTTCACGAATAGGCGGAATTCGTCTTGCGTCTTGCGTTTGTAGGCCATGGTCATTCTCCATTGGTCTCATCAGGCAACGCATTGACGTTGCGACGCGGCGCGAGTGATTCGCCGCGTTTCGACCTTTCGCCTACAATCCCAACCCATGCGGTTTATAGATCGGTAACTTTTCCGCCGTTGCCTTTTCGGGCTTGGCAGTCAGTGCGGCATAATCCGCGCGCAGTTTCTCGACGACGCGGCGAATCACGCTATCCTGCGCGATGCCTTGCCCGGTTGTCGTGCGCGCCCACACGCACAAGCCTTCGAAGTCCGTGTCGACGCGTTCGCCTTGGGCGATGAGAGCATCAGCGAGCCATTGCGAGACGGCCCAATGTTCGAAGACTTCCCATTCGTATGGCTCAATTCCCCGATCCGCGCATATTTCTTCTGGCGTATCAAAGGCAATAGGTCTGTTGTCGTCTGGGTGGTGCCACATACCACATAGACTTATTTCCGAACCGTATTGTTCACACCCCGCCTGCGTCGCCGCTTCTTCCCAATCGAGCACGGGCGATTGCAGCTCTGCCGCCTTCTCGCACAATTCCAAGCACGCTGTCGCCGCGTTGCCCAATTTGTGATAGCGCCCGTCTAACGCACTCGCCAACACATTGCCGCCCGCCAGCGTGCTCACCACACCACTAACGCAACACAAAACCCCTTGCCGCACGATCCGCTCGCACGCTTGTTCGATCGTTTCTTGGTCTCTCATAGTCCGTTCTCCAAAGGTCTCATCAGTGACGGCACATACCGCCATACGCCGCACGCTGTGCGCGGCGTTTCGACCTAGCAAGCGTGGCGCATGTCGCGGCGATATTCGCGATACTCGTGCAGGCTGGAACCGCCTACCGTGATTCCGTAGCTTTCATTCAGTTCCCACGGTTCACCCTCGCCGTCGCCGCGCACGTCAACAGCCACGCACAACTCATGCGAACCATGCTGCACATGCTCCCATGCCTCGCGAATCAACGCCGCGACTTGTGCGGCGTTGTCCGCGTCGTCTTCGCGCCATGCCTCGACGTTCCACGCCATTTCATGCAAGTCGACCTCATCGCGCAGTGAACGCTCGAATTGCTCGAAAGTGCGTACAGCCTCATGCGTCGCATCGTCTGGCATATAACAGCCACGCAAGCCGCGCATGATGCACACGTAAACAGGCTTTCCCTTCGTCATGTCCGTCATTCTCCAAACAGTTTCCGATGGTCTCATCAGCCAGCGTCTAACGCTGGGACGTGCGCAACGCGCGCACGTTTCGACCTCTCACTACGCCGCAAGCTCCAGCGCCCGCACCTCAAGACAAGCCTCAACCCAACACAACGCAAACACCCGCCGCACTGCATCCGCCGTCTGTGCCATCGCACGATGTTCACACCACAGCGCCAAATGCCGTGCAGTCGCGGCGTGTTTCTCTGCAAGCGTTGCGTCGCGGTTGTACCAATGCATCGCCGATGCGTGGTCTCCGATAGTCTGTCCAAACATGCTCATCCTCCAAACACCGGACGCCACACAACGCAACGTCCTGCGCTTCACTATGTGCCGATTCGCCCTACCAATCAACTAACGCCCGGCCGCCAGCACGGCCCGCGTGCGATTTATAGTGCGGCATACTGTCACAGTCTAAGGTGTGCTAGACTGCCAAGCATGCACAGCGCCACTGTCCCACCATTCCCCGCCGAATTGGTCAGCGAATCACCCATGATCGCGGCGTTTACAGCGCTGGAGTTTGGCGCATTGATGGCGCTGGCTCTCGCGTATTGGAAACTCCAATGCCGTGAAATGCCTAGCGAAGACAGTGTGTTAGCCGTGGTCGCCCGCTGCCATCAACGCCGCTGGTATGACTGCCGCGACAAGGTGATTCCCGTCTGGCGCGCGCTACAGCCTGCCATTGCCGCCGTATACGCCAAGCGGACGCAAATCTTGACGCAGCGTCAGGCAAACGCAGAACTAGGCCTAGTCGCGTTGGCCGAGTATCGGAACCGGACGGCACGCAAAGCAGCCAAGCCATTGGCCGAGGCACAGAGTGATTCGCTCGCCCCTCTAGTTCCACAACGCAGCGAATTGCGGGCCGAATCACGCACAAACAGCGGCGAATCAATCCCAAAACGCACATTACGCGGTCAATCTGGCGCATTATTGACCGATTAGCCTCGTATTTGGGGACATAATGCCCGTGGCGGCCCGCTTACACTTACTAATCGGTACATAACGCACCGTATCGCAACCAATAACGCTTCATCTCGTCTCATTTCTCATAACGTCCATTGTGCGATGAGCATTAAGGGACACAGTGCCTCGTATGTGTTGTGGGGACACGATAGATGGATACGGCACGCACCGTTCGTCTGTGTACGTCGTATGTTCACGCATACGGCACGTACCGTAACGCGTGGAATATGGAAACGAGACGCACCGTCCGCGAATTCGCCGACCCCCTTGGGGCTTGGCAAGAGAGTGGGATCGTAGGCGGTAGGCTGCGCTGCCGAGAAAATTTTTTGGGGCTGCGCTCGCGGAAAAAATTTTCGACTCATGTTGGTGGGGAAATTTTTCACAACGGCGAAGCGCGAGGCGTTGCATTGCGTGATGGGAAGTGTTAAGACAACCTTACTGTTCACGCTGGAGGAGAGCAAGATGCCCGTCGAAGACATCTATAACCAAAGCCTAGCAGACGCCGTGCGTAAAGGCATGCGGGATGGAATGAAACGCGCGTTGGCGCGAGAGAGTGGCGTCGATCCCAACAATCGCGCTGAGATGGCGCGGTATTTGATGGGGGTGATGCGGGAAGCGCCTGCGTACTCGGCGGCCGAGGTTTGCTTGCATTCGTTCACGCACGACACGGGGGTTTGCATGTCGTGTGGGATGAGTGAGGCGTCGGTGCGGCTCGGAGTTGCGAAAGCCAAGCCGGTTGAATCAACCATCCCCACTTTCAACTCACGGGATGAGTGGGAAGATCACGTTCGCACCCACGGCCATTGCCGGGCGTACGTTGCGATCGACGGGGAGTTGTGGGAGCAGTTGGGTAGTATGGGGGCTTGGAGAAAGCACGGGCCGCTGCCCAAAGACGACAATGGCATTCCGTACGATCCGTCAGCGTGGGCGAGGCTGGCGGAGTCGTTTGAGCAGCGTGAGGCTGCCGTCGGCAAATCCCCCGCGGAACGTATCTTCGAGGACATGCAGGATCTCTGGATCAAGCAGCTCGAAATTTCCACGGCAGTCCGCGCCCAATCCATGACCAAAACCGAAGCTCTCATCCACCACCTCACCTCCGTGCTCGGCTCGCGCGAGAAGGCGCTCGATCATTGGAAGGAATGTCATCTCGCCGAACGCGCCAAGAAGAATGCCCGCACGCATGCCGACTACAACGACAGCGCGGCGATGACGCAAGGTTTGTATGAGCACGGCCGAGCGCAGGAGCTTGAACAGGCGATGAACGTGCCGATCGCAGCCGAGAAGTCGATGCGGGCGCAGCTTTTGCTGCGGGAGGACGAATGAGCGACGAGACGCGCGCAACGCGTGACATCAATCGTCTCATCAAAACAGCACGTGAGCTGTTGCCGCACCTGCATGCCAGCGATGACACGGCCCGCATATTTATGACCGACCTCGTTGCGCGCTCGCCGGAAAGCGCTGGCGAGCGCCTTCGTCGAGAAGCTGACTTGGCCGACGCCAGGGATGAGGCTATCAAGAAATTCCGTATCGCCGTAGCACAGTTCGAATAACACAAGGAGAACAACCCCATGGACCTCTACACCCTCATCATCACCCTCGACGTCCCCGGCCAGATGAACATCATCCGGCTTGTCTATCGCGACGCCGATCGCGCCAACGACGCTTTCCAAAAGCTCGCCAGCCCCACCGACGGCGGCTTCGACATCCTCAAGTCCTACGACGACTACGGCCGCCGCGTCATTCTGCGTGCGTCGTCGATCGCCGCAGTCCAGCTCTCCCACCTCAACGAGGAATTCGAATCCGAAGCCGACATCGCCATCCTCCAAGGCCACGCGCAAAACAAACTCCAGCGCCGCGCCGCCGCCGACCCGATGCTCAAGCAAATCCACCCGGCGAACGGGCCGTTGCCGTTCATGCCGCAGGGGCGCGGTTGATCTCATGCTGGTCTATATGGCCTCACCATTTAGAACCCACCCCGCCGGAACCGAAGCCGCCTGGGAAGATGCGCGCCGCGCCGCAGCCGCGCTCGTCCGCTCGGGCCTCACCGTCTACTCCCCCGTCGTCCACTGCGCACCGATCGCCGAGATCAACGGCTCGTCGCACGACGACGCCTGGCTCGCCTACCAAGAACCCTTTCTCGCCGCATGCGACGAACTCATCGTCGTGATGATGCCGGGGTTCGCCGCGAGCGCCGGGATCGTCCATGAACTCAAGCGTGCAGTTGATTTGAAAAAGCCCATCCGCTACGTCCCATGGCCCGACATCCTCACCGGCCCCGCGCCGATGCCGCAAGTCGAAGACACGAGGCTTGTGCCGTGAGTGCGACTTGCGCGATCTGCCCGTCATGCAATCAACCCATCCCGCCGCCGCATGGGATCACAATTGACAACCTCTTCATCATCCACAACGACGTCGCCGCCCGCGTCACGCCCAGCGGCGCAGCCATCATGGAACTCCTCCTGCGCCGCATCGGCAAAACCGTACGCCATGAACAAATCAGCAGTCACCTCTACGATGCACGTCTCGGCGACCCCGCGGGCGACAACTGCGTCAAAGCGTTGATGTGTAAACTGCGCAAACATATCCAGCCAACGGGCTTACGTATTGCTACCGACTGGGGCGTCGGCTATCGGCTTGACCATCCCAAACTTCCACCCTCCAAACTAGACACCGTCGAAACACTCGAACGCCGGGCTGCCGCCGAATGACCACCCCCACGCCCGACCTCTACGCCCACCTCAACATCCCCCGCGACGCCTCCGCGGCCGACATCCGTCGCGCCTATCGCGCCCGCTCGAAACAAACCCACCCCGACGCCGGGGGATCGGAAGAGGAATTCGCCATCACGACCAAAGCCCTCTCCGTCCTCACCGACCCCGCTCGCCGCGCGCGCTACGACGCCACCGGCAACGCCGACGACGCCACGCCTGACAACACCGCCTCCGAACGAGCCCAACTCCTCGTCCAACTCTTCGACGCGGTCTGCGCCGCCGGGGCGAAAGCCAACCTCCAACCCTGGCAGTTCGACGTCGCCGACGGCATGCGGGAGCTATGCGCGAAGCAGATTGCCGAGTCGCACCGCAACCGCGCGCAGGCCGAGAAGAACCTCGCCGCGGCGGAGAAGATCGTCGGCCGGTTCAAGCGGCGCAAGAAGCGCGGCAAGGCGGCGGCGGACGCGACCGAAGGCGACAACCTCCTCGATCGCCTCATGCAGGGCCGGTGCGATCCCTTCCGGCAGCAAATCCGCCAGATCGACGAAGCGATCGCGAAGTTCGAGGCTGTCGCCGCGCTCCTCAAGGACTACGACTTCTCGTACGATCTCGATGCGCAGCCGACGTCGCCGGGGCAAGCGCTGCATAACTTTTTCACCGTCCGTGTCGGCTAAGGAGAACAGCCATGCCCCAAACCCCCAAGCCCAAACCCCCAGCCCCACCAAAACCCACAATCCAGCGCACGGTTGTCCTCAACCTCACCGCTGAAAAATGGGCCTGGCTCGATATGATCGCCTCCGACCGCAAGGAGTCGATGCGCTTCGTCGTGTCCTCAATCCTCGACCTCGTCGTAACGGACGACCATCTTGAGGAAATGAAAAGGAGCGCCGCATGACCCAACCCAAACGCCCCGGACGCCAGCCCACCCAACTCGCCTCGCGCCTCCCCGTCGAGGCCGCGCCCGATCCCGCCCCTCAACCTGTCCCCGAAACCCCACCAACCCCCGCGCGCAAAGGCCCGATCCGCTGCGCCGCATGCCTATGGGGCCAGGACATCTCCCTCGGCCCGGACCTGCGCCGCTGCCGCCGCAACCCGCCAACCGCCCACTACCAAAACCGCCAGGTCGGCCACGCCTCGGGCGTGATCGCACTCGGCATGTTCCCAACCGTCGCCGACCAAGACTACTGCTCCCGCGCCGAGCCCCTCCCCACCCCATGACCGCCCTCTCCAACCCCAAATGGATCACCCTCTTCAAGGAATTCGCCGGGAACATCCGCATCCCGTCGAAGGAAGAGATCGCGCTCGACCCCAACGACCCCGGCGTCCCGCTCAACCTCTGGACTTCCCAAACCCGCTACATGGAAGAGATCGCCGAAGGTCTCGAACGCGGCGTCCGCACGTTCTTCTGCCTCAAGGGCCGTCAGGAAGGCATCTCCACCGTCTCGGTCGCGGTGCTCGTGTTCTGGGCGGCGTTCTTCCCCGGCACCCAAGCCGCGCTCGTCACCGACACCGCCACCAACTCCGAAAAATTCCGCGCGCTCGTCCGCCGCTACATCAACTCATTCCCCAAGGGCTTCCTCGGCTCCTTCCGCATCATCAAAGGCCAGGACAACCGAAACTCTATGGGTTTCTCCAACGGCTCCGTGATCGACTTCCTCGTCGCAGGCAAGTCAACCGGCGCGAACCGAAACAAAACCCTCGGCGAGTCCCGCGGCTACAACGTCTGCCTCTGCACCGAGGTCGCGAACTACGGCTCCCCGGAGGGGCTACAATCGTTTCGCGAAACGCTCGCCGAAAAGCACCCCAATCGTCTCTTCCTCTTCGAGTCCACCGCCAAGGGATTCAACATCTGGAAAGACGCCGTCGAGGAAGGCATGCGTGACCCGGTCACGAAAAAGTCCTTCTTCATCGGCTGGTGGGCCAAGGACATCAACCGCCTAGACCCCAAAGGCCCCGCTCCCGAGCCGCGCCTCTACCAAATCTACGGCACCCAGCCCCCCGACGCCGTCGAACGCGAGAAGATGAAAATCGTGCTCGAACGGCACGGTGTCGCCGTCAACATGCAACAGCTCGCGTGGTATCGCTGGCGCGCATCCGACACGTCCGCCAAAGACTCCGACCTCGCGCAAAACCAACCCTGGTTCGCCGAGGAAGCCTTCGTTCTCTCTGGCGCATCCTTCTTCCAGATCCGCGTCGTGCAAAAGCACCTCGAACGGGTCCAGCAGCCGGAAAACTCCGCCTTCTGGGGCTACAAATTCTACCTGGGCAACAACTTCCTCGCTTCCAAAATGGAACAAGTAATCTCCGACGTCTCGCAAGTAACCCTCCGCGTCTACGAAGAACCCGACAAGCGCGGCACGTACGTGATCGGCGTCGACCCGGCTTGGGGCCGCAACGTCCAGCGCGATCGCCACTCGATCTCGATCTGGCGCTGCTATGCCGACTGCCTCGTGCAAGTCGCCGAGTACGCCGACAACGCGGCCGACACGCGCCAGGCCGCATGGGTCTTGGCCTACCTCGCCGGGGCTTATCGCAACTGCGTGATCAACATCGAAACAACCGGCGGCTCGGGCCTCGCCGTGTTGAACGAACTCAAGTCGGTAAGAAACCAACTCCAATCCACCCCCTACGCCGACCAACTCCGCGACACCCCGTGGGAAGACTTCCTTGCCAACGCGCGCTGGTACATCTATCGCAAATACAACGATCAATCCGGCGGCTCGGGCAACGTCACGCAATGGTCCACGACGCGCGCGAACAAGTTCGAAATCATGAACCAACTCCGCGACACGATGGCGAAGAACGAACTCGTCCCCTACAGCCGCCCCCTGCTCGACGAGATGTGCTCTGTCATCGTCACGGAAGACGGCAAGGTCGAGGCTCCGGGCCGGAACAAAGACGATCGCGTGTTCGCAGCGGCGCTCGCCAACCGCACATGGATCGACCAAGTCCGCCCGATGCTGCTCGCCTCGAATGCGACCTTCGCGATGGTTCACTCGAACGCCCCCGGCACCGAGACCGGCTTCGAGGGCATGATGAACCGCAAAGTGTTGGATTTCTTCAAGCAGGCCGAGGCACGGGCGAGCGAAGGCCCGCAAAAGCCTGCTTGGATGGTTGCGCGGGGTTTGGCTTAATTATGGTGACACAATGAGCGGACGCGACTTCATCAACCCAACCCACTTCGGCGGCACCCCATCCGCCGAATCCCTCCTCCAACCCCGCCGTGAGTTGAACGTCCACGTCCGCATCGTCGACAACGGCGCGTTGCTCTACTTGTCGGGAGTCGCCCCCGGCATCTCCCCGACTCAACAACCCCCCGAGCGCGTGGCCGTTACGATCGACCAGGCCGTCGAGCAATTCCGCGAGCTGCTAACGAAAGTCTGGCCAACCCAGAAATGAGGGCAGCAGGCGGCGTTAACTTTTGGGGTGGGGTAGAATTCAGGGGTGCGCGGTCAGACCAATGGTCGGGCGAGGACTTCTCATTCCACAACCAACCTCCGCCGTCAACCCCTCTTTTGCCATCCCCCTAAATCCGTGAGATAACCCCCATACCGGCGGGCATAGCCCGTACCCCACCACCCGACCGGCCAGGCCCGCGCGCTAACCATGGCATCCTACGACACCCGCCCCCGCTACATCGCCCGCTATAAATGCCACGCGTGCGGCGCGAAATTCCGCAAGACCCTCCGCGACCCCAACGCCCCCGACCCTTCCTGCCCAGAGTGCTCCGCCGCCCCCCTCCCGGTCCGCGGCATGGACTTCAACCGCCCGCCCCCGGCCGCCGTTGGCATGAACAACGCCGTCCGCGCGCAAGATCTCACGGCCGAGATCGTCATGTCCGACTACAAAATGACGGACCTCCGCGACGCGCGTCACGAGGGCGACACCATGGCACCGCGCCTCGACCCTAAACGCCAAGAAGCCGCCGACAACTTCTTCGCCCAGGGCTCCAAGGCCGTCAAAACCGATCCCGCCGTCGCCCAACACGTCGGCCGCATGCAGCGCCTCGCCTCTTCCGGCGCGCTCGCGCATCAACACGACGCCGTCACCATCAACCGCATGATCGACTCCAAGCCCCAGTTCCGGCACGTCGGTTCGGGCAAACTCTAAGGCCCGCCATCATGTCCCTGAAAATCCCCGCACGCGGCCTTGGAAAGTGGGCACAAGAACTCGTCAACGACTGCTCCACTTCTCAAAAAGAACGCGCGCAACGCGGCGCACTCTTCCGCAACCTCTTCCTCACGGGCGACCCTCAAGGCACCCCGCAAACCTACCCAAAAACCAACCCCTACGTCGAACAACTCTCGGCCTTCCTCTACAGCCCCGTCGACCTCCGCTACACCATCAACGCCGACGACCCCGGCCAGCCCAACGAGCGCGCCATGGCGCTCGCCGCTTCGCGCGTCCTGCACGCCGAACTGCGCGCTGGCGGCGTCGACATGAAGATCGACCAAGTCGTCACGCAATCCCTCATCAAAGGGAAGTCCTTCCTCCAAATCCTCTTCTCCCGCCGTCCCAACGGCACCTGCCGCTTCGAGCCCTCCGTCCTCCAGCCCGAACTCATGGGCGTGCTGCGCGAAGACCTCCCCTCCCTCGACGCGCAAGAAGCCTTCTTCTTCTCGACCTACATCACGTACGGCCGCTTTGCCCAACTCGTCGAAAACCACCCCGATCGCGACGACCTCCTAAAATCCGCGCGCAAATACATGCGCCCGACCGACGCCGCCACAACCTCCCCCGACAAGGCCAACTTCCTCAAGCAAGTCATCGTTGGCGGCCTCAACCCTTATCGCACCTCCGAGCAGGGCGCTTCTGGCAACCAGGGCCTCGTCAATTGGCTCTCCGGCCCAGCCCCAACCTTCGACCCCGAAGTCCTCGCTTCCCTCATCCGCATCGACGAACTCTGGGTCCAAGACGCCGAGATGTCCGACTGGACGACCATTCAACTTATGGGCGACGAGGTCATCGAGGGCAAATACATCCGCCGCAACATCTTCTCCGATCCCGGCGACATCACCGACAAAGAAGCCCTCAAGCGCTCGCGCGACAACAACCCGCTTGCAGGCCGCATCCCATTCATCGAATTCTGCCCGAACGAACTCGAAGGCTACTTCTGGGGCCGCTCCGAACTCTACAACGTCTCGCTCATCCAACTCGGCCTCAACCAGCGCATCGATGGCATCCAGCGCCTCCTTCGCATGCAGGAAGATCCGCCACGTTCGTTCTCCGGCAACTTCACCTCGAACCAAGCCACCTACGCCAAACTCAACAAGCCCGGCGCGTTCGTCACGTCCGACAACCCGAACGCCAAGGTCGAAAACCTCGCCCC